TGCATGGTTGATTTTCATCTCTATTAAAACAACGAAGAAATTCAAAGACACATTTTGATTTAAAATCAATTTATTGTATAATTAGTATAGAAGAAAGGGAGAAAACGTCATGACAATGAATAAACGTCGCTTAAAACAAGCGAAGCTCAACGGCAACTTTCAAGGTTGGTTAACGAAAAAGAAAATCATGAAAATAAAAGGTAATGTGTGTTGTTGGTGTGGTTGCGAGTGTACAAACGATTTTGTAATCATAGGCGGACAGAAACAACCTCTCCCCCACACTGCTACTGTCGAACATTTGATCCCTATCGCAAAAGGCGGACAGCACAATATAAATAACGTTGCGATTGCGTGTTTCGAGTGTAATCAAAAGAAAAGCGATACAGATTTAAACGAATGGATTACTTTCAAAAATAACAAGAGAGTTACGGCGTAACTTGATTTAAAATCAAAGGAGAGGTGAAAATGAGTAAATGGACGGAAGCTAAAATCATTTTTTGGATGTTTGTCGAGTTTATTATTTGCACCGCTGTTTTATTGGTAGATGTCGTGTATTTTTGGCTTGTCGGAAAGTGCAGAAAGTAGAAAGGGAGATGCTTAGTGTTTACAGTGTATTTTCAATTCCATAAGTCGTGCTTGAATGGTTTTTCGGAGTTAGAAATGGAAAGTGCGCTAAACGCGTTAAAAGCAATTGGTGATAACGCGAATGCAGATATTTGCCACGATATCCAATACGGCCCCGGTTATGTACGTGTGTTTTTACTGTTGCGAGCTACCGACATTGTCGAGTTCATTCTAGCGCGTGATGGTATTGATTTAAACATGGAAGGTCGAGGTTTCGAAGAGAAAGTGTTAGGCGTTGAGATTCACACAGAAGATAAAACAATCACGGAAGAAGTATTGCTGCATGGAGAACTAGAGAAAAAGGCATTGACGCTAGTTAAGTTTCCACGTGTTAAACATTTGATTAATAAACTACGCAAGGAGGGATGACAAATGACAGCAAGCGAAGTTATCGAACGCTTAAAACAGTTTGAAAAAGTATACGGCAAAGATATGCCGGTAGCGTTGGAAATCGGGAACGAAATTAATGAAGTCGCGCAGATTTACGTAGATAAGTTTATTGACATAGCGATTATCAAAGGCGAAAAACCTTAACAAGGAGGGAACGTTTATGATTATTTATCAAATTTACCCTAGCCAATGGGGCAACTTAAAGAACATTACAGCGAAAGCGGGATGCTATAAAGACTTAGGTGTGGAAGCAATTTGACTTTCTCCTTGCTACCCCCCCCCACAGTGGTCGGGATAACAATCCGGCGTTGCATAACTTATACAAAGAACTAATCGCAAAAGATAAAAAAGGAGCGCGAGCAATATGTATGAACATCTACTAATTGTTAATACGGACGAAGGCAACGGAGAAAAAGCGGTTTTGGTGATTGGCGCAGATAACGAACAATTAAAAGTATTCTTTGATTTTGCAACGCATATCTACGCGAAACCGGAAAACGCGTTTATCAAAATAAATGGCAATCTGATTCAACATTCGAAAATAGCGGAGTGGACAAGTTTTACTAAAGAAGAAATCATGACAGAACTTACTAGAAAGGTGGAAAAATAATGGAACTATTTTTAATGTTTATCTGTTGCGCGTTAGGTGCGGTTGTTGGTTATGAGGTTGTTAAGTTTTTGCGTGTGTTGTGGTTCTTTCATAGACTAGGCAAGGCGAAGAAAAAGTTGGACAAAGCACTAGATGAATTGAATATAACACTAGCGAATCAAGATGAAGACGGACTAACCGAAGGAACGCTTGAGAAATCTTTTAACGACTTAGGAAAGGCAATGCATACCTTCGGAACATCTATTCGAAAAACACCAGAAGACAAGGAGGAAGAATAATGGACAAAAACAAAGAAATGGAAATGGTGGCATTCTTAGGCATTGGCGGAGAACGTTTAGATGAGATAGGACGGAAAGCAGTAGATTTAGGCATGACAGTTGAGGATATGCAAGAGTTTTCGCAATTGGCGATTGCTTGCGGTGCGGTTTTAGAATTATCGGAAAACCCAAACGCCACCTTGTTGGACTTGTACGACGCTTTCGGCGCAACTTGGTTAGAACAATTAGGAGCTGATGAATAATGCATTATGAAAATGTTTGTGTATTTTGTAGCGCACGTGACGACGTGGATAAAAATTATTTAAAACTAGGCTACGAGGTTGGTAAGCTGTTAGCTGTCAACCAATACGCCACCGTTACCGGTTGTTCCGTTTCCGGCGTCATGGGAACGGTAGTGGCTGGAACATATGATTATAACGGATATAACATCGGTGTTTATCCTGAAGAGTTGGCGCATTTAGAACGTCCTTTCATGGATTGCGAAGAACTTTACTTAGAAGAGCGTTTGATCGATCGACAAGCGCGTTTGATTGAATTAGGCGACGCGTTTATCATTCTGCCCGGCGGTTCTGGTACAATGTACGAATTGTTTGAGGCGTTGACAAAAGTCGCTGTTGGTTCTAAAGATGAAGTGCCAATTATTATCGTGAATTACAAAGGTTTCTACGATGATTTGATAAAACAACTAGTTAAATTAGAACAAGAAGGAACGTACAACTTCCCACCTACCCTCTTCTTTGCACGTGATGTAGATGACATCTTGCCAATTTTGTTAGGCGAAACAGATTAGAAAGGAAAAAGAATCATGCTAGAAGATGTAACACAATTGATCATAACGACTTATAAAGGACAAGAAATGTTTTTTGTGCATACGAAACTAGCGATTACCGACTACGGCTTGGAGCTATTTAACAAAGACAGCTTAGAATTAGAAAATATGATCCCGCGAAATCAAATTAAAAAGATGGTTATTGTTGTGAAGGAGGACGAAATCAATGGATAAAGAACAATTGTTAGAAACGTTATACGAATCGGCAACAAAAATTTTGTATGAACAAAAAGGAACGCTACATCCTTTCGAGGTTATCGAGACAATTCAAGAAACGTTACATTTTAACGATGTTATATTTGGAGAACCCGAACTCTCCCCGTTCGAGATTTGGGCGTTGTTCCAAGCGATCTCGAACGAAGCGTTAAATCCATACGACGAAACTTGATTTAAAATCACAAGGAGGGGAATGATCGCTTATGATTGTGTGGCTATGTACGGACGCAAGTTTTAGAGAGAAATCTCACGTGTGTGGTATCGGTTGCCAAGTGCTAGTTGACGGCAAGCAGTATCAATGGAGTGCCTACGAAAAGAACGTTTACACCTCACAACAAGCCGAGACGCTAGCTTTATACTACGGAATAAAACGCGTTATGAACGAGCTCGGCGCAAAAGATACTGTACTCGTGATAAAGAGTGATAATAACAGTCTAGTCTGGCGTATCAACGAATTGATTGATGAGATTGATGATGATTTGCCGTTAACCAATTTAGAACAACGCATTATATTGATGATGAGAAAGTTTAAACTTTGCGGGCTTGCTTGGCATGCGCGAGAAAATAACCGGTGCGCGGACAAATTGGCGCGGCAAGGCATGCAGAAATACTTCAAAGAACAAAACAAAAAGAGGGCGTAAGCCCTCTTTTTTCGCATAGTTACAAAAACCGTAACTAATGCTTATACAATCGTTAAATAGATATCCTTGATTCTAACATCGTTCACAGCGCCTTCGCCGTTCGCTTTGTTACATCTGCGCAAGATAACATCTACTTTCTTCCCTTTCATCCAGCCTACATCGACCGTCACATCTAGCCCTAGATGCTCTCCGCCTTTATAGCCGTATTGTTTCTTAACGTCCGCACGTTTAATACCGGCAGACTGAACACGCGTCAACTCTTTGTTTGTGCCGTGTTCCATGATGATGATGTACGCATATGTACCAATTGCTCCTGTCGGTTTATCCGGCACTAACCAACCTCTGACGTGCAACTTGTTTTTCTTAGGCATGTCTAATACCTCTAATTTACCCCACGCGTTCCCTTGATGGATTGCAGGGCTTTCTAGTACGGCTTGCGCGTGCGTTTTTGGTTTGCTTGGTTTTGGTTTGTTTGGTTTACTTGGTGTAGGTTTGTTCCCGCCTTTTACACGGAATACTTGCCAATAAGGATATCCAGCTTGCGCTAAACGTTGATCGTGATTAAAGATACCAACGTTCATGATGTATCCTGTTTCTTCGATCCAGTTTTGATTATCTAGGCAGATACCTGTGTGCCCGTTCGCTCCGTAACTATTGCCCGGTTCTCCCCAGATAATAATGTCGCCTTTTTGCATGTTCCATGACTTATTATCCGCAATCAATTCAAAACCGTTATCGTATAACCATTGCGGCATAGTCACGGTAGAAGGCGCCCAAGCGTATTGCCATTGCTTACCGCCTCCCCCTCTCACAACCGCCCAATAAACAAACGAGCTGCAGTCAGCCGTCCCTCTTTCTGGATCACGTGGGCCGGTCATACTATAAGGAACTTTCCCAACGAATCTTTTTGCGTATGCGATTGCGCCATCCATATTTACTGCCATTATTTTTTATCTCCTTTATATTTATTGCCTAAGTTCCCGATAGAATCGTCTGTGAAGTCTCGTAGTTTGATAAACAAGTCTTTCGCGGATTTCGGAAACGGAAAGCCACATTCTAAATAGTTTTCAGTGATTGACACTGCATATGTAAAGATGTAAAAACCTAACACGAACGGAATGCCTACAGTTAGGTTCATCATGCTTAAGATAGTGTAAACTACTACATTTAAAATCAACACGTTTGCGTGCTTCATTAAACCGCCTAGCCCAATTGAGCTAGACAGTTTTTTAAGCACGACTGCCTTACTAAAACCGGTAAACACATCCAATCCAATCGCCGCCAATAATACGATAAACAACGGATTTTGTGGGATGCTTTGTAGTATAGCAAGAATGATCGTTAACATTTTCATCGTCTCCTTTTTAGATTTCTTCGATTGTTCCGAATAACATTTCAACTTCTTGTATCTTGTTCGGGCTGTCTCCGAAGTCGGTCTTAAATTCCAATGTATCTCCTTTATTCATAGTTACGATATATTTTAGTGGTACATTGGTTTGAAATTTTAGCGTAGCCGTTCCGCTGCTTGTTCCAAACCCGCCGAGTGCCGCCACAGCACATTCATCCGCTTTTAAGCCGTTCTTATATGCAAAGATGTAGTTGTACGGCGTGTTAGTGTTACCGCGCATTTTAACAGAGAAATCGAACATCAATTTGCATACTTTCGCAGCTGTGAATACTCCGTTGTTTACTGTTACCGCACGTGTACCATGTACTCCAAGTGAAGCGCCTGGCGTGATCGTAGTTAACTTCGCTGTATCCGCTCCAAACGATTTGCCTTTGTCAAAGTATTCTTTGTAGCGGTCTAGTTCTTTTGTTTTAGCTACTGTCGCTAGATAAGCAGCGTCCGTTTGAGATACTACATAATCACTTGGTTTATCGCTTAACGTGTATTCTAGGTTCACATAGTCGATGATAACTTTCGGTTGTGGTAACGAATCGTTTACGGCACTACCACATAACCAATACAAGACCGTTCCATCGTCGTTGATACGTCGGGCGCAAGCGTCGTTATTGTTACTGTAGAACTCGGCGCGTGCGAACTCGGTTGATTCTCCGATGCCTTTCAGTTGTGGCGTGTCGATCGTGTCTACGTTTGACAATGAACTTCCGATCTGAATATTGCCGTTCGTGCCTTCTCCACGTACCCATACATTGAATTTCAACCCTTGCATTTTTGCTTTTAGAACATCAACTTTTTGTTTCGTTGTCGTTAGTCCTTTGAATAGGTGCGGATGTTCTTTTCCGATTGCGGTTACTAAGTCAAATTTGTACTTAGCTTGTCCGACATAACCAGTTGTCGTTTCTGGTCTAAGAACGCTTGCTAGTCCGTCGTTTTTGTTTTGTGTTTTGCTGTACATGTCGGCGTCTGCTTCGTATGTGATTTCGCTCATGTTCGTAGCTTGCGCGCTAGTGGATTTCAAATATACTGCGTGCGGACAGTTTGTGTTATCGCCGCGTGTTTTGAATTTGAAGTCCATTACACCTTTAATCGTTGCGGAATCATCCGACAAGATTTGTGTGAGGTTGTCCTTCGTCACGTCTCTTTCGATCGGTGTTAGGAAGTCGTCGGAACTTAGATTTAACGTGTAGTCTAGGCGTGCGTAGTCAATTTCGATTTTGACTGTTACATTTGTTTCGCTCGCTTGGACTGTCCGAGTTCTTGCACGGAAAATAATAGAACCGTCGTCTTGTACACGTGCGCGCGTGTATAAGTTTTGTGCTAGTTGATCGTACACTTTTTCAGTTACGGCGCTTTCGTTGTAACTTCCTTTTTTTATTTCTGCGCCCCACGTGTCGCCTGTTGCAGAACTGATATAACATTCACTGTTTGTGTTTTTAGAGTGAATTGTTAACACAGCGCTCTCGATATAATTTTGAATCTTTTTAACTTTCTCTGCTGTCATTGTGCAATCATCGAAGAATGTTGGATAGTCTTTTGAAATTTGTGATATTAAATCAAACTTGAATGCCGCCGTTGCTGTTTGGCCTACTGTGTTGGTTGTTACAGCTCGCATCTTGCCGTCGAGTTTACTCACATCGTCATACGCCGCTTGTGAAGCTTCGTAAGTAAAACATTTGCTTGGTTCTTGGTTTGCGTCTTCGTAAGCAATAGCGAAGTTTGCGTATTTATGCGGATTTGGATGTACTTTATTCGTCACTTTACCGGCAAAATCTGCCATGCCACCGGCAACAATCGGTTTATTTGCTAGATAGCCCGGCAAGTCCGTTTCTTTCATCACGTCCGCCGCTGTTACCTCAGCTAGAATCTGATCCGCGGTACTTTGCACGGTGTTTAGTGCGGTGTTTACGTTAGTTAGTCGTCCGTCAATTGTGTTTGCTTTGCCCTCTAGCGTCGCGGTACGTTGTTCGACGTTTTCTAGCGCGTCTTGAATGCCGTCGACGTCTACCAGTTCGGTATAGTTCCATACGTATTTCGTAGGGTCGTTGCTGTCTAAGATACCTAGTCCTTTATAGGTTGGCACGTCGATTGGTGTACTTACTTCGCCTTCCTCGATTTTTAACCACTCGACTTCACATTGTCCGATACTGCTTTGTGGCGACTGATAAACACTGAAAAGGTTAGTTACGCCAGTTTCTATGTGAGCTTGTGTTACTGTGAAAGTAGTTTTCCATAAATCAGGAACTCCTTCTACAGCTTTGAACGAACCGATACCTACACTACCACCAAGCAGAAGCCCGATGAAAGTTTGCGTCGATGGTTTTGTAGCTTTTAACGTAACTGTGTATTTTTTTCCTACTTGATAATTCTTGATGTTTTTCCCTAGATAGATGTTATATGCGCTAGCTTTAATTGGAAAAACTTTTTTGGGATCGGCAATATTTTCGTTAGGATATTCGCGGCACATGTTATAAGGTTCTGCCAATAAGTTTGGCTGGTATGGCGTGGCGGTTGAGCCTTCTTCTATTTTGATGTTATAACCTAAATAGCCTGTGCAAGCCCCAGCTGATTTACCAAACCAGAACGTTATTCTAGACTCTTCTGTAGTCACAAAATCAGCAGCTGTAGTAAACGTAACGCTATAGGTCGTTCTAGTGGTACTCACAGGTTTGCCTATAAGCGCCCACACATTCCTTACTGTTGTTCCCTCTTTTAATTGAATGCCACAAGATATCGCACCAGATGGCAATTCCATGTCCGCCCATACATCAACGCTGAGAGTGTAAGTTTTGTTTGGTAACAATGTACGGAGGTTTACTAATTTCCCAGCCGGAGAAGCATCTGCAGTTTTTGTAACCGCAATGTGGTCTACTCCATCTTTAGCGGTGTAGCCAGTTTGAGAGCCATTGTTGTAGAAATCATTAAAACCTACATTAGGCGCAATATTCGGATTCCCCGAATAATCATAGTCTTCGAAGTCCAATGTATCAATATACATTTCGCGCAATCTTTCTAGTTGTCCGATTTCTGCTTCTAGTCCATCAATACGACCCATTGCGCCGTCGACTGCTGTGTTTGCGTCTTTTGCCGCTTGTTGCAAGTTTTTAATTTCGGTATCTAGCCCTTCGATTACTTTGTTTGCTTCTAAGCTTGCTGCCGCTAACAATTGTTTGAAGTCTTCAATGAAATAGTCTGCTTTGTCTTGTGCTAGTCCGTCAATTGCTGAACGTTTCATGCGGAAGGTAAAGCCTAGATTGTCGCTTGTCGATCCGTCCGGATACTCGATGTAAACATAGGCTTCTACCATGCCGTTGTAAGCTTTCATTGCTTCTGGCAAGATATACACGACGTGTCCGTTTAGGAAACTTTCGGTAATGAGGTTAGCAGTGATAAAAGGGATTGGCTCTTTCTTGATCGTTCCATCTACTTCGTCATAGATAAACATCAATAAGCGCAAGTTAGCGCCTAGCAAGTCTGCCGGTGTGCCGTCCTGTTGTGCGACGTTAAACTCTAGTGCTATTTGGTTATCGTATGATTTAAACACAAGCCCTGTTGCTTGCAAATCAAAGTCTTTAGGTTGCGTTGGTACTTTAATAGGCCCTTTTTTGATGATATGTGCCATTATTTCACACCTTCTATTTTAACAATTTTGATTTCTGCATTTGTGTCTTTGGTGTAGTTCTTGCCTTCAGTGATTGTTACTTGCGCTGATCGGGCAATTTTATAACGTGTATTTGTTACACGCTCTAGTTTTAGTTCGTACACTTCTAAGCCGCCCGCGTCGTCATACAGGTTCGTGAACGAGATGACCGGGTTAGACACGTCGTTCACTTCGTACACTTGAGTGACCCGACCTCGAATATGGATGCGCATAGAAGCGTAGTGGGTCATACTGTCTTTTAAGTCGATTGTTGTACCTACACCGCGTCTTTCGCCTTCGAATAGTCCGAAGGTTGTCATGACTTTCCGGAAGCCGGGACTGTTATAACCATTGTCTTTACCGTGCGTGCGTGCGATGTAGATGTTTCCACCATAACCGTCTGAAACCCAAATTAATTTTCGTTCGTTGTGTTCTTGCATAACGCCGATCAACAAAAATGAACCTTCAGCGCAAAAAGTGATTTGTCCGTTGGCGTGCCAAAAGTTCATAGTAGCGTAAATGCCCGGTGGTATGTCGTACACGTTGGGGTATAAATCTTTTAACTCGTTATTTTTCAACCCGATGCCACGTGCATTCATTGCGATTTCTGGCGTACAAAAGCCGGCATTTAACGGTGTAGCGTCTACGTGCGCTTGTTGTGGCGTGCCATCGAAATGAATTTCTAATTGCTGCAAGATCCAGTCGATAGCCTTGCGCATTTCTTTTATTTCTTTTTCCAATGTTTAAACCTCCTTAATACGAGAAACTTCGGTTAGTGTAGTGACCTATGCCTTGTACTTCAATCGTACGTTTCGTTGTGTCGATTCGGACGTTGGCGAAGCCCGCTTCGTTCGTTTTGTTGTATTGATCTTCGTCCGGGAAAGCCTTTGTGCAAACGATGATCTGCGTTGTTCCTAGTTGCTTCACTCTTTCACTGTGCCAATGCCCGGCAAAGATTGCCACGACTGTTCCTTGTCCTTTTGCTGCAAAGTTGTATGTCTTTCGTCCTATCGGGCTAGGGTTGTACCCTTGGATAGAATTGTAGTCGATTGTCACGCTTGAGCCTTGCTTGAAGCCGTCTAACAAGGTTGCGAATTTTGTTACGTCTGCTACGTAATTTTCTCCTTCTGGTGGTACGTGGCACGCAATAACAACGTGGTAGCTTCTGTCAAGTTGTTCTAACCATTGCCCAAACGCGTGCAATTGATCCTGCCCCAACTTGCCTTCTGGAAAACTTTCCCCATTGTAACGACCAGAATACTCGATGAATTTACCTTGCGAATCTACAGCGTCGCTGAAATCGTCTGTATTCAAACGGTAGACAGCAATCTTCTTTTCTGGGAATAAGACGCCGCCGTAGTTGCCGTTGTAATACTCTGCAAAAACAGCGCCGGTCAACGAATCTTGTGGGCTACGTCCATCGTTTGAAAAAGGAATTTTCCCTGTTTCATGGTTACCTTGGCAAAGTAATACAGGTACTTTCGCGCCAGCGGTTGCCGCACTAGCGAAACGTTTTGCTACGTGCATATTTTTTGCTCGTCTGTCTTTTGGCGTATAAGGATAAATGCCTTGTGCCGTCGCGCCACTGTATCCGTCGATGTTGTCGCCTCCGTACACCATTACATCCGCAAAACTTTCTAATGTACGGAACTGCCCGATGATGTTCCAACGACGTTCCGTTTTCACTTTGCTATCTGGCATGTCGGAGAATTGTTGATGAGAATCGACGTGCGTGTCTGTGATGAACCCCATGTTAAACTTAGAAGTATCAGCGTCCTTGATAACTTTTTCTAGATTTAACGGTACAATCGTCTTGTATGTTCCATCATCGTAGAAACGTTTGTCGATACGGATCGGTACTTGTTCCGCGCCTTTAGGAACGCTGAAGGTTTGCCCTTTTTCGAGTGCCGCTAAACGTTCAGCTAGCGAGTTATAGTTGCCGCGTGCGTCGATGATCTCTGTTAAGATTTTTCCGCCCGGATCGAAACTTTCTAAGAACTCTCTGTTATCTTCGACAAATTTCTCCCACTCCGCTCGGTTTTCTACCATGTACGCTTTGATGCGTTCGATTAGCTCATCTACTTGCCATAAGTATCCACTATCTAAGATAGGTTCTTTATGTATACCGTGAATAACTTCATATTCAAAGTTGCTTGTCGAAAATACTTCGTTACCTAATTCGTCTTTAAAACTAAAATAGGCTTTGTTTTTTCCTAACCATTGTAAGGAACGTGCGCCTAGTGTGAATTCGATTCTTGATTCTTGCGGATAAACCTCGTCAACGCGCTCGATGATTGGCTGCCCACTGTCGGAACGTGTGACGTTTACAAACTCTACAGTATAACCAACGAACGGAAACAATCTTCCGTTCGCTGTGATCTCTACTGAAAGGGTTTGTGTTTGCGTGTCGTCTTGTCGGAATCGTAAGAAAATTTGATGGTTTGGCTCTGTCAATGAAAGAACCGCTCTGTAGTTAATTCTCGCCACGTTTCACAACTCCTTTTTATTTTGGTGGAATACAGATAGAAGCAATGCTGCCGGCGTTAATGAACCCGCGCACGCATTTAGCTACTACTTGACCGTATTCCGTATTTTGTTCATACGTGAGAATCGCACTCCCCTCGATACCTCGGATCACTCCTGTATGTCCGTAAGTCGGGTCTGTCGTCCACGCATTAGGCCCGCCGACGCTTGCACCTTGCGTCCAGTTGATAATAGCCCCCACAACTAACTGATCTAGCGAAGGATTGAAAACCACTTTCCAGCCTACAGCGCCCCAATCATAGCCCGAACCGATGTTACTTGCTGCCGTAGTATCTCCAATCACGTGTGAAAAGCTGTATTTCGTACCGCTTCCCATGCCACAACCTCCGAGAAAACCCGAATATTCTGCGGATAAGGCATAACATTGTCCGTTTCCTACACGTGTATTCATGAGACTTTCTAAGTGTTTCAAACCAGCTTCACCTGTTGCTTGCGTCGGTTTCAAGTCCTTAAATTTATTGTACCATTGGATAGCATAAGTTTCGCGTTCTGGATGAGTTGCCGCAGGTCGTTCGTAGTTACGTTCAAACGCGCGAGCCGCAAGCGCTGGATCAGTACATGCTTTGAAAGCCGCGACTGTCGACGGTTCGATAACGCCCATCCATTGAGACGTTCCGAATGTCCATAGCAGCAGTTGAACTTGTCCGCGTAAGCTTTCTACAGGCTCTTTGATGTTTGCGGCATTGAATAAGTTTTGAACATACAATTTACCATCCCCTGTCGCCGGCCCTACTAATGGATACGCCGAACCATCCCATTGAACTAAACCATACGCCGGCCCGCCGACTTGTCGAGTATCCGGATCGAATGTGTAGCCGGTTTCTTGGTACATGTTTCCTAAGATGCCACACGCCGCTTGCTTCGTGAATTTGTTTGCGCAAAGAATATCATAGATTTGCCATGCACGTTTTTCGACGTCGGTTTTCAAACCGTCTGGAACGCCACCAGTACCACCACCGCCACCGGACGGCCCTCCGCCTTGACCCGGATAAACAGCTTGACCGTTGTTGATTGTTAGCCCGCCTTTGACGGCGAGATTGCTATTCATTGTCACGTTGTTATGGAAGAGTGTTTCTCCTTGTACTTCAAAACCTTTTTTAAAGATAACCTTATCGTTAAAAGTGATTTGTCCTCCGCTAAATTGCCCCTTGCCAAACATTTTATAGTAGCGATTGTTTGCGTTGCTATCCGCGGGCAATTGAAACACAGGTGCGTTATATTCTTCGCCCATTACGTTAATCGAAAAGATTTGATCTTTTGCCTTAACAATTGCCGCACCGTTTGCTCTGCCCGTTTCCGCGTCGTACGTACCTTTGAACTCTGCAATCATACTACCTTGTACTTTGTCACGCCAATTCTTATCGGAATAGTCGATTTCGCTTGGCGTGTCTTTCACTGTTTGGATAGCGAATTTCCCATGATCCATAACAGCTTGGTATTGTTTCTGATTTCCATTGACATAGAACGTTTTTAGTAACGCCCCTTCGATAAGGATACCTCGTAAAATACCCGCCATAATGAAATTAGCGTTAAACGTTCCGTCAATCGTCCACGCAGTGTGAGAATCGCCGTTATGAACGTCTTTGATTGTTTTCCATTGCCCTTTTTTACATTCTTTGAAGCTGATACCTTCGCTGTTTGCCGTCATGAAGTGAGATGAACTAGGGATGTTTTTCCCATTCATCCATACATATTCATACACTTCGCGGCTATCTGATACGCCGGCCTCGATCCCGTTTACTTGATAAATCGATCCACCTTCTTTGCCAGCCCCGCGCATGATATCGTCTTGAAATTTACTAATTTCAGTCGATTGATAGAACGTCATTTTTGTTTTTTCCATTGTGTTAATAGACTGAACAGCGCTTAGCGTGCTTGTTTTGCTGTTGCTTGTTAGGTTGTCCCCTAAGTACACTTTCTTCACGTTACGGACAAAATCACGTTCTTGCTTATAAATACGCGTCTCGTAGTGATAGCCGCGATCATGCCTATGGATAGAAACAGTGTTCCCTATGTATTCAGCGCCTAGCACGGTAGAACTAAATTGCACTAGCGGGCGTTGGTATTCTACTAAATTTTGCCATGTTAACTTCAGTAGCTCATTGGGGTCTTCGCAATCATCGAAAACGATCACTTTCTCACGTTTGCGCATGTCGGAGCCTACAGGAATACCATATTTTAGTGTTGCGTCTGGGTCTTCTAGGAAGATTTGTCCTTTTGGTTTGTCCAGCGGGTCTCCTTTTGCTTTGCTCCATACCACGTCGGCAAACTCAATACGTCGTCCGTATCCGTCTCCGACTTCTTCACCGCGCCCGCGCCCAATTAATGAGGTCACGATATTCGTGCGTTCGATTTCTTTTTCTACTGTTAACGCCTTATCACCATATGTAAAACGTGTACCAGTATTTGTGCCGATCTTGTCGTACACATCTAGGTATTTTTTAGCAACGCCAAACTCAGTTAAATCGCAACCGAATGTAAATTCTATTCCGTGTGTTTGCAATTGTTTCAGCGCCTCACGTACGGTCACGTAGTAAAAGTTGTCTGTGATTCTTGGTAGTGGTGTGTGGACGCGTATTTCCCAACCGTTCACGCCTGCGTTTTCAAAAAGACGAACAATAAGGCTTTGTGCATCTTCGTTGTTCGGCCTTATGTCTTTTATCACATAGCCGTCTAATTCATCAGGGCCGAAGTTGACGCCGCTCAAATTCAAGATATTTCGGCTTGTTTTAGCGCTTAAAATACGGTAAAGGGAAAATATGCCATCGTCTTCCCTAACCGCCATAAACATTGCTTTTTCTGCCTCATCGCTATAAACAACGCTAGTTTCTAGTGTATCGTTCATTAGTTCGGCTTTGTCGGATGTGATTTCTTTATATTGGTTTAACGTACCGATTTTCTTAAGTGGCACGCGTTTGATTAGCTGTTGCTGTTGATTGAATAAGTATAACATCATGACACCTCCGAATAATGGATAATTAAGTTGTTCACGTTAGACGTGATTGTCATACCGTTTTCTAGCGTGAAGTTTTCAAAGTCAGAATCTAAAGCGATGATTTTATAATCTAGTTTGCCGTTTGAATACGTCTCGCACGTCACAAAATCGATTTTAACGTGCGTTGACACCTCTGTGCTTGCGTTTGTACCCTTGATAGTGTGAACGCCATTAGAAACGAAATAAGAGGCATTAGAAGGGATGTCGAACTCTATGCTCAACGGAATGAGTTTTCCTTCATGCCTGATAAGTCCGTCGTTTGTTGTCAACTCTCTGCCGTAACGTTTAGGATCACTACACAAGATTGTGAAGGTGCTTACTACGCTATTGCTTTCGACCGGCACGCTATCAACCGCCGATAACCTTCCGTAGTAAACCCAATCGCGCTCGTCGTTAAAAAAGATAGGTACATCCCTACCCGTCTTAAGTGCTCTTTCTAGTCGTTTGAAACGCACTAACAGCTCTTCTGACGTGTCCGCATCTAGTTGGTATGTAATTACAAGCTCACGCGCCGGAGTGCGTTCCTCGGTCACGATACAGCCGTTTAACACATCTTCCGTCGATAGTTCTACACCGAGCATTTCACGCCCGGACACCGTAAGAGTTCGATATCCGGGTACGATATGCTCAATGAAACCGCCGTCGAAGTTCATAGCTACCGTTGGCAACCATTCTTCGTGGAAGTGCCAGTCACTCGTTGTATCTCTAAAGTTGTACATCATACTACCTCCTTTTTAGAATACATCTAGGCGAACGTCGGTTTCGTTTTCGTGTTCGTTGAAAATGTCGGATACAAAGGTTTTGTACACTTGACCACCCATGTTTAACGAAATGTAAGCTGGCTGGATGTTCGATCCGTCGATTTCATGACGCACACGCGTTTTAGTGTTTTTGTCGATTGTCATTGTCGGATTCACGTCGTTAATTGCGCTATCGATGCCGTTTGTTACGCTAGTATCACTTAGACAAGCCGTCACGCTCTTAACGAAGCTTTGCACTGCGCCGAACTTGCTCTCTAGTCCGCCTAACAATCCGTTCATGATCGCTTTACCGGCTGGAATTAGCAAACGTTTATCGTAACTGATAGGCCCTTTATGTTCACGAATCCAATCAGCAATACCGCCTACGAAGTCTTGCACTTTCTTCCATGCGTCTTTCAGTCCACCTAAGAAGCTATCCATGATACTGCGTCCGGCTTCTCCTAAATCAAAGCTTTTCAGCTTGTTAAACCATTCGCAAATACCTTCCCAAGTTTCTTGCGCGCCTGTTACCAGTCCATCCCACCAACCTTTTACGGTATCGCAAACAGATTTCCAAGTGTCAGAAAACCAATTACCAGCTTCTCTCGCTTTGCGTGGTAGCCATTCACAAAAGGCGTTCCATGTATCTTCTAACCACTTCGTGAAGGCATTCCATGTGTTTTTAACGCCGTTGCATAAGTCTCTCCACGCTTGTTTAAACCATTCCTTCGTATTTGTCCATGTTTGATTCAACCAATCACAGAAGCCTTTCCATGTATCCTCAATCCATTGCGTGAAGTTTTCCCATGTTTGTTTTACGTTTTCGCACAGATCTTTCCACGTTTGTTTAAACCACTCTTTCGTACTTTCCCACGTTTCATTTAACCAGTTTGTGAACTCTTGCCATTTTGTTTTTAAGAAGGTGCACAAATCCGTCCACAATGTTTTCGCTGTCTCTTTGATTGCGTACCATACATTCCACCAGAGGTCTTGCCACATTGCGAATGTATCATTAAACCACGAAACTAGCTCGTTCCAAATTCCTTTAATACTACCCGCGAACTCACTCCAAAGCATAGCCGCGTCTTCTTTCATTTTTTCCCATTCGCCAGTGATAAGGTCACACAGCAACAGCACCGGCGCCATCACAACAGCTTTGATTGCGTTCCACGCTTCGCCTGCTATGTTTTTAATCGCTTCCCATGTTCTGCTTAGGATATTACCAATCTCTTTTCCTGCGCCGCTTAAACCGGCATATAATGCGCCGAATTTTTTAAGAAATGGATTGATAAATTTTTCGAGCACCCAAGTTTGAAACTTGATGAAAGCGGTTTGTACTTTTAACCACATCATTTCGAAGAAGAAAACAACGTCGTCTTTAATTTCTTGGACTTTCGTCTTGAAGGCGGTTTTCAAGTCTTCCCATTTTTGAATAGCGGCATTCTTGGCGTTTTCGATACCCTTGGACACCTTGTCTTTTAAACCGTCCCATTTGTTTCTAACTACCAATATAGTATCGTTTATCGCTTTTCGTGTGCTCATTTTGAAGTTTTCCCACGCTTTAGCTGTGTTTTCTGGTAAATCTTTGAACCATTGAATCACTTTGTCGATTGCTTTGCCGATTTCTTCCATGTCTTTCTTGAATTTCTCAACTGATTCGCTGACCGTTTTCTTCACAGCATCCCAGCAAGCATTTACTTTGTTTCTAAAATCTTCGTTAGTTTTGTATAAGTGGACTAACCAAATTGCTACGCCAACCAAAACAGCGATAAGCGCTACAAATGGATGCGCCATGATAACGCCAAACAACAGCTTAAACGCTCCGCCTAATTTGCCTAGTATCTTAATTACATTCGCAATCGTCGTAGGCCAACCAAGGATAAATGTAGTCAGTTTACCCAATACCCACATCACAGGCCCAACTGCTGCTGCAATCGCCGCGAATACAACAATAAACTTGCGTACAGGTGCGGGTAGTCCGCTGAAAGCGTTAATCATGTCTGTAAACGCCTTAACAATGCGTGTAAGCGCCGGTTCTAAGTCTTCGTAGATTGTGATTGCCATCGTTTCTAAAGATCCGCCAGCCTCTTCCAAAGCGCCTTTTAGGTTATTCTGCATTGTCTTCGCCATTTTCTTGGCAGAACCGTCAGAGCTTTCGAGTGATTTAGTTAACTTGTCGATTTCTTCCGGTCCTGCGTTCATTAGCGCTAACATCCCGCTTAATGATTCTGTACCGAACAAGGTAGCTACTTCTAAGTTTTTTTGTTGATCTGTTAAATCGCCGAATTTGTTGTTTAACATTCCAACAATTTCTTTTAGTGATTTCATTTTTCCACTTGAATCGTACATAGAAAGTCCGTAGGCGTCCATGACGGTACACATTTCTTTTGTAGGGTTCATCAAACGAACTAACGCACCGCGTAATGTTGTACCAGCTTGCTCCCCCTTGATTCCGGAGTCGCTCATGATTCCGATCGCGGCGGCAGTCTGTTCCAGAGACCAACCGGCAGCATTGGCGGCAGTACCGGCATATTTCAGCGCATAACCCATATCCTTCGTTTCTGCGTTGGTATCAGCGGCAGCGCGTGCAAATACATCGGCTACGTGTCCTGTATTGCTTGCATCTAGCTGGAACTGACGTACCGCACTAGCGGCATACTCGGACGCCATTCCTACGTCCTTACCAGAAATTGCGGCAAGGTCTAATAACCCGGGCATTGCTTCCATAACCTCGTTGGTGTTGAAACCGGCGGATGCTAATTGTTCCATACCGTCAGCGGCTTCCTTAGCAGAAAAGGCGGTATCCGCACCGAGTTGTTTCGCTTGCGAGTTCAGTTTCTTCATGTCGGACGGCGTAGCACCTAGAATCGCTTGCACACGGCTCATCTGCGCTTCGAATTCTGCACCGACTTTAGTTGCCGCCGCAAACCCCGCTACGATTGGCACAGATACATATTTCGTCATACTTGCGCCAACTGATGTCATTGCCGTACCGGCCTCCGCCCATGCCGCCTTAGTCTTTTGGCTAGACTGCTGGGAACGTCCGCCGACGCTTTCCGTTTGCTTTTCTAGGGCTTTTGCTTGCGCCTCTGCCTTTTGATATGTACTACTAAAGTTCTTGTCGATCGCTTGCAAAACGGCGGTAACTGAATAGCTTTGACCCATTAGGAATTACCTCCCTTTAGTTCATCGTATTCTTTTAACCGTCCTATCCGTTTTAAGATGCGTTCCCTAGTGTCAGGGCTGATATGATCGCGTTCGTATCTTGTACCATCCAATACGTTATCAATTTCTTTCTCGTAGTCGAAGAACTCATCGAACGTTTTGAATTTCGGTTTGCCTCTCTTATCCGTTGATTGTACAACTTGATTTAAGTAGGCTTGTTCGTGCATTTTCTTACGCTCATCTACCTGCCTGAGCTTAAAAGCAAGCATACGAAGGCGGTACTCTTGCAATGTCATTGCACCAACCTCCGTAGCACTTGTGCAACCTAAGAAACGGAACGCAGATAAGAGTATGTCTTCGTATGTCTCAACTTTTTTTATTCGATTGTTTGAGCCGCTTCCGCTGTTTGGTCTTCCATTTTCTTCGCGATAGTCTTCGTCAACGGTTGCTTTTTTATTTCTTCTAGCAATTCAGCGCATAGCTGTTCTACATTGTCATTTTCAATCATAAACTTTTCGATGGAGAATTTGCCTACTTTTGTAGGTTTGCCTACTTGGACAGCTTGCAGTACGTTAGCGGCCGCAATAGGGCTACCTTGTTCTAAGTCAGATAGTACGTGTTGTACGCCGAATCCGAATTTAATGCCGTGCATTTCTACAGCGTAGATTTGATCTAACGCGTTAATAGCGTCCAATGTGAATACCACTTCTAATACTTTATTATCGATTTCATAGTTTAACATACGAGATTACTCCTTCTTGTTTTTAATTGAAAGGGCGGATATACCGCCCCTGGATTATTTGCCTGTTCCTGCTGTAGTATCAGCAAATGCATATTGTGCTTTCTCAATGATAGATGCATCGACTGTCGCGTATCCTTCTTGTGGCACGCCGTCGATGTTCGCTTCTGTGCTGATTTCCACCAAATCTTCTACGTTGTAAGGTACTTCCCAAGAAGCTACTTTACCGCGCATATATTCAGCTTTGTATTTGCCTTCGTTGCCGCTTGTTCCCTTTTGGCTTAGGTCTACAGACCAAAATTCCATAATTGCGCCGTCTTTTACAGCTTTCTTCATGTACTCGTTGGCGTCATCTTTAGAAGCTAGTCCAGTTAGTGATAAGGTAACCTCTAATCCACCATCGCTGTTCACTGCACCGTCTTTTGTTTGAGTAGTATCTAGCGAACGTTCATAGCTGATGCTGTGTTCAATTTGGAAAAGAGGTTTTGCTGCCGCTTTCGTTTTCGCTTCGTCTAACCGACGTACTAACAAAATAACCTGTTTACCTTGTGTTGCCTCTGCCATCTTATAGCGCTCCTTTATCTATGAATTTTAGTGTGATTGGAATGATCGCATGCCATAACGGACGATGTTGTGGCATTTGGTTGGTGCCTTGTTCTGGTATCATCGACGGCTGACTTGTGCTGTCTACGTAATACCATCTAAAGCTAGGTGTTTCTTTCATTCGCTTGATTTCATTTAACAGATTGCTTTTCATATCAGAAACGAGCTTCCTGTTTGCTATTTCGCCGTATATGTGCAACGTGACGTTCATTTCACCAGTGTAGGCAAACTTGTTGCCCTGTGGCAGTTCTTGCGTCTGCCCGATATACACGAACGGATAGCCCTCTTCCTCGGCGGGGAGGTAGTCAAACGTTGCATATCCTAGTTCCTGTGATAACACGAAAATCTTGTCATATAATTCTTGGTCTGGACTCATGCGACCAACCTCCTTAAATCCGCTAGGAATTGCACTTTCTGATAGTTGAATGCGCGCCCGACGAACTCGTTAGCGCTCATGTAACGCGTGCCGTAGTTTACATACGCGGCGTAGTCAGCTGTTGGTGTAACCTCACCTCGTAGCACATCAGCAATATCGAAAACGATAGAATTTCTCAGGAAACCTGTATCCACAGGGCACTCTTCTTTCATTTTCTTTGCTAGCAAGATAGTGTGCTTAGCGACGACTTTCTCGGCTTCTATGAGTTTCTGTCCGTGCTGTAAAGCTTTTACTAGCTCGCTGTTACCCTCTAAGGTGCATTTGTAACCGCTCATCGTTACACCTCCTGTAGAATAACTGTGACACGTACTTCTCCGCGCCTCGTTATCTCTTGCCATGTCTTACCATCGAACAGCACGTGTGTATAGCCTTCTGGCGGAAAGTCGTAAGGCATGAAGTGCATTTCTTTCTGCCCTTGCTTGACATTACCGTACACCGTCGCACTACGTTCGATGCCTACGTCCGTCACGTTTACATGCATTGTCTTTAGTGTTACATCGTTCGGAACTTGTTGACCTTGCGCTGGATCATATTTCGTCGTACGTTTGACAAATGTTACTTCTCGCGTTCTCATATGAACTTCACGCGCATAAAGCCCGAATCGTCATGTTCCTTTCTGTATGCGTTGATTTCGTCTATGTACTCGTCAAAGTCGGAATCAGGGAACGCCATCGACAATCCTTCTTGTGAATAGCTTTGCATCCCCTCTTGTCCGATTCTGTTCAGTCGTTTTAATGACACATCGAAGAGTACATCTTGAAATGATGTCGGGATATCTGCCACGTCTAGGTCGATCTCTAACAAACGCGCTAACCGTCGTTCTGTCAATTCACTGACAATCTGTAGTTTTTCATCAAGCGAGCCGGTTAATAACAATTTCATCTTGCTAATATCCATTTTTCTCGCTCCTTATAAGCGATTCTAAGGCATTTTCATGATAGATTGCCCATCTAAACGAATTTAAACGCCTTAGAATGCTCGTATATTACGCTTCTGGCGATGCAGTTCCGTCAATCATCTGTTGCGTTAGGTTGACAGTTACATCTGTAGGTTCACTGTCTCCTACCGCATTCTTGGCGATGACTTGCAGCTTGTATTCGCTCGGCGTTAACTTGGAAATGTTCCAATCGATTGAATACGTTCCGTGATCCACTGTTTTAGTGATGCTCACCGCTTTGCCGTCTACACGTTTTAAAACAACGTCAGTCACGTTGTCGCTCTCTGTATAAGTTCCCCCAATTGTGTAATGTCCTACTTCGCCAGCTTGGTTAGTAGTGACAGTTACTTTTTGGGGAGGCTTAGGGTCTTGATTCTGCTGCTGTCACTGTCAACTTAAGCGCACGAGATTCGTTGTAAAGCGCTACTCCGTACATTGCAGAACCATAGTAGTTAGTCAAACGTTGTGAAGCTTTGCGTTCTGGTTCGATAGTCACCGGCACTTTGTTAATAATTTTAACTACAGGGTCGTTATTTTGATGTGATTCGCTGTTGTAAGTACCAACTTTTACCATAACAGCAGTACCTTCTGTAATTTTAGAAGCACGGACGATTTCGATGCCATCAACTTCCATAAACGTTCCACTGATTAAAGCGTTAGCGCCCACTTCTGTGTTAGCTAGTGTAGTGTTTGCCATTGATTTACGTACTTTACGTGCGTCTTTAGGGTTCATGAACAAAATTAAGTGATGATCTACTTCTTTAGTGAAGAAGTCTCCAGCAGTGCTTACACCTTCATAGTCTAGTGTCATATTCGCCGTGTTAGTAGTCGTCAAAAGCGCGTTTAAGATATCAGTATCTAAACGATCTCCGAAGTGCATGCCTAATTGACGAGTTCCTTCGCCTAGTGGATCACCGATACCGATTGCTTTCGCTTGGTCAGTAACTGCGAAACCTTTACCAATTTCTTTGATTGTCACTTTGCGTGTGCTGTGAGTGATTTTATCTACCGGAATTTCTTGAAACTCTTCGATGTATCCTTCGATACCGTCCATCATATTCCATGAAGGGATTGTAACAGTCGATCCCGGTTGACCGACTAAAGTGCTATCTGTTTCAGCTAATACCCCGAATAACATTTGGTGATCGAAGCTAGCACCTACCATCGCAGACAACACTTCCGGGTCATATACGTCTTTACCCTTTATAGATGTCGTGTTAGTCTGAGAGTTTGTCGTAAACATTTGCAAGTTCATTTTGATTAATTCTGCGCTCATTATGTATTCTCCTTTTTATATGTTATTTGCCCATGATTCGCTTGTATTCTTCCGGATGCGCTTGTTTAAACGCTACATGGTCGCCGTATGTCATGCGTAAGATTTGCTCTTTCGTTGGTAGCTTACTGTCAACGTCTAACGGTGTAGCTGTTGCCGACGGTTTCGCTTTGCCTTTGCTACGTTCTACATCCCATTGTTTCTGCATAGCTTCCATATTTGCCACATATGCCTTGATTGCCGCGTTTGTTTCCTCTGCTGTCTCACGAACTAACATGTCTACCATGTCTGCACTCGCCGTCAGATTAGCCTCTTTCAATTCTTTCTCAACTTGTGCCGCCATTGCATGACGTGTTTCTGCTTGCTCATACGTTTTGATTTGCGCTTTTAGCTTTTTGATTTCTTCGTTCGCGCGTTCCTCGGCACTCATTGCCGCCAACCGTTCAGCTTCTTTCTGCTTAGCTTCTTGATCCTTTTGCCAACGGTCTAATCGTTTAGCGATGATTTTGTCGACATCTTCATCCGTGTATTTCAGTTCGGGTTTTGGTGGGGTCGGATCGGATAGTTCGTTTTTTGGTTCCGGCGTTGGTTCTGGGTCAGGTTCGCTAAACATCTGCAAATTCATCTTCAATAATTCATCTTGGTAAAACATATTAATTCGCTCCTTTTCCATAGCTTTTATAGTGGATCAATGCTTACACTTTTATGTACCATAGCTTTTAACGTCTTCAATGCTAGGACGGGTAATAGTCGTCAGGTAACGCTACTACCGAACATCTGCAGTGTGGATGGAACGGCGGCGTGTATATCCACTCGTCCATCCTAAACACTTTACCTAGATAAGGCGTACATTTACCGCATGCGTCTGGTTCTCCGATAATCATGTATCGTTTTACCTTTGCTTTCTCAAACATGCGATGCTGTACTTCTGTTTGTATTCGCGAGCTTTCTGTCCTAGCTAATCGTACCGCTTGACTCGTTGTTACGTTAAACACCCTTTTAATCTCTCGCGCTGTTATGCGTGGATGTTGCCCGGCAAGCGTTGCTCTCGTTACTAATCTTTCTAACTCACTCTGCAACACTCGCTTAGAGCCCCATAGCTTGGAAGAAAATTTCACGAATCCGTCTTTGCCCTCTTCATCTAAGTAACTACCATTAATTATAGCCGTGATTTGCGTTCTAAAGCTTTTCGGCGTTGTCTCCCCAAGAATGCCCGCTTGTCTCTTAAACTCGTCCATGGCGTCGTTATATAGCTCACTAGCTACTAATTTGTCGACGTCGTTCATCATCGCGGTAAGTTCGAGGTTTAGCTGCGCTTTGATGAGTTCTAATCGACTAACTTTCATTTTGTAGTTATATAGACGCAATTCTCTATTCGCCTGCGGACTAAAGTCTTTCGTTCGCACATAAACTTTTGCTTTCTCGCTAAACAACTCTACGTCCATCTTGTCAGCTTGCTTAAGTAACTCATCTACTGAAATATTCTCTCTGCCTGCCAAGCTTTTTCTCAGGTCGTTTATCTGTTGCGTTATCTCTGCCTGCGCTTGCGCGATGATTCGTTGTATTTCTCGCTTAGTCACTCTGTCTTTGCTTAGCATTTCTTCGATGTGTTGCTTCTCTCGTTTTATGAAGTAATCCATTCTGCCACCTCCTAAAAATAACGCCCGCTTGATTTTAAATCAAAATTAGGGCTGTTGATATGACAACCTTAAATGACTTCCTCTCACGGGCGAAATACAAAATTTAAATAACGGTTATAGGCTATTCATCGCTTTCAGGATCGCTTGTATCTTTTGATTGGTTAGCATTAGCATAATCTTCGTCTTTAGCTTCGCTATCATTGTAAAAGCCTCCATTTTCCTCAATCAGTTTCATGTTTTCCGCACGTTCTTCCTCGATGCGTTCTAACTCTGCCGGTACGTCCTGAACGATGTCCAAAATTTTAAGCGCCGTTTCCGTACTTGTCAGATTTGCCGTTGTTGTCGCCGCTTGAGCTTGTGCTAAATAATCGATCGGCATATTCCGTTTAAACGTGTACTCGATTTGTTTATAAGAATCAGCGAAAGATTGAGGCATATTGACCGTTAGACTAAACAATAATTTGTACCGTGTTCGCAATGCTGATTGAAACTTTCTGTCAAACGCGTGAGCTAAGTTATTCATCGCTTGGTACTTATGCTCTAGTGCTACTCCTGACGTTGCTCCGAAGTTCTCGTCACTGATATCCGCCACCATAGAGATTTGGAATATCATCTTATGTAATCTGTCTAATAAGTTTTCTTGTGTGGCGTCGCTATCTGGTTTATCTAAAAACTTGATATCTACTTTTGTTCCGTCCGGGCCGTATGCGTTAATGATCCGGTTATCTCGGATATTCTTTGCGTCTTCTTCTGTTAGTTCCATTCCTGTGATTGCTAGATAAGCGTCAGCAAAATAATCTACATCGTTTGCTTTTTCTGAGGTCGCTTTGTTCATTGCGTTAATGAGGCTAACAACGCCTTCGAATATTCCTGCCCGGCTATCGTTTAAGATAAACTCAATGACCGGGATACCGTCAAAGATGTTTGGCGCGCTATCTTTAAATACTACGCCACCTGTGTTTCCTTCGATGTCGATTTCTTCTGTTTCTGTGTAGACTGTTCCGAATACTTTCATTTCCTCATCTTGTACATAATGCACAGCGAAAACTGGTTTCATTTCTTTCGTTGTGTCGTACACAATGAAACACTCTGTCGGGTCTACGTAGCATACGCATGTTTTACTGTCTTCGTCTTGGTACATGATTTCAAACGAATGTCCATAGATACACGCTAGTCTTGCTAGTTCGCTTTCTTCGTCTTCTATGTCGTTATCATCATCAAATAATTGGATAAGCTCATTTACCGTTTCTTCTTCGTGTTGTTTATGTATTGGGATGCCGTTGAAATAGCCTGTGAACGTATCTGTGATGTATCTCGCATACCCGATGGATAAACGATTGTCAGGCTTGTATATCTCTTTATCTGGTAAGTTGAATACATCTGTGTTATTTTCGTACATATTCATTAAGTAGTCATAACGTCTTTTGTTTACGCTATGCTTTTGGATAAATTTATTTACTAAGTCTTGCGTTACCTCTGTGCCCGGATGAACTCGGAAAGGTTTCGGCTTTTTTTCGCCGTCAATAGGATTGTAATATCTCACGTTGCCCACTCCTTACAGTTTAAATGTTTTAACGTGTCCCGGCCCGCCACCGTTGATCGGTTCTAATGCGTAACGTATCGCGTCTATACCGTGGTTAAATGTGTCTATCGGTTTGTTTATGTATTCGCCTGTCTTTTTGTCTTTTTGCCATGTGTAGTTTTCAAACTCTTCGATAACTTTCACGCAACGATCATCGATGATAACGTCGAACTGTTTGATAAAATCGATCCCTTGCAGAATACTGTCTGGTTTCTTTTTAACTGCCTGTATTCTATCAACGCCGATCCTACGTATTTCTGCGATTGACTTAGGTTCTGCCGCGTCCGCCATTATTTTTTCTTTTCTATAGCCCATATCAGTGATTGCTTGCGCTATTTTGTCGTTTTCTTGTCCTTTGCGTACCCATTCTTCAACTATGTATAACTTTTTGTTTGGTTGGTCTACCGCTACCCTTACGAACGCCGTCGGGTCATTCGTGTAACCAAAGTCAAGTCCGAAATAGTTAGGATATTTTTTCATTTCGTCGTAATTCAACCGCTTGATAGTTTTCTTAGGAAAGACAAGTTTGTCTAGCGTCGCGAACTCTCCTAATGCATATATCTTATAATACACCGGATCGCGATCTATCAGCAGTTCTAGGTTCTTTTTGGTTGCCTCGTCTAAGAATTTGTTATCCTTGTATGTAGTGTGATAAATCACAACATCTTCTTGTTTTTGTTCAAAGAAAAACTTGTATACCCAATTCGCCTTACTAACCGGGTTAAACATCATAAACAATTGACGTTTCTTGTAAATCGGTTCACGCAAACGAACGGTTAACTGCATGTAGTCCTCTTGATTGAACTCCGTCGCTTCTTCCATTACGATATCTGATACAGCTTTGATAGATTTTACTTTCTCGATGTCGTCTGCACCTTTAAACAGGAATACCGCACCGTTAGGCAACGTAATGCGGTAGTCACTCATATTCACTTTGCAATATGGTAAAATCTTGAAACTTGATAGACAACGGATCACATCTTCAAAAATAGAGTCTTTGATCGTTCGCCCTACTTTACGCATCCACAACACACGGCGAGGTGCATCCCACGGTTGCAATGCTTTAAGTACTACTTTTTGCACTACTCCGTGAGATTTGCCGGATGAGCCTCCACCATAATGTAGTTCTGTAGGGCTATCATAGTTGTATAAGATATCGTAGATATGTTTGTTAAATACACGTTCCGGATGTTTGATGTTTATTTTCATATCTACGCAACTCCTTTATAGCATAATTTCTATCAAAATATGCTGCCCCGCCGACTTAGTAAACAGCACCTTTGTACTTTTTACAGTTTCATAACTAAGCGTTATGTTTTTTGCTTTACCTACGAAAATATCAACGCCTACATAGCGTATAACTATTTTTTGATCCAATGGCAACACGTCTAATTGTTCTTTCAGCGTCATCCCTTCATCTCCCCTACCCTTGAAGCGCACAATATGCACAAAACCATAAAAGGACAAACAAGAATATCGGGATAACTATAGCCTCTCCAAATATTCCGGCTAACCAACTAACAAGCAAAATTCCGCCGCCAATTACCAAGCAAAACACTACCGTTGCTATAAAACTAATTATTAAGTCGCTCATCCTTGCCCCTCCTTGTGTAATACGTGTATTTCTTGCTCTCCATCACAGTCAATATCTAACGCAAGTACTTCGTCACTCATCCAACTGTTAACTGTAATATCACTCAAGATATCTTCTACATTTCCGCAATGTAAAGGCGAATTTTCTAGTTTGCTTTCTACTGCTGGTTTGCCAATAATTGTTACAAAACTCCGCGGATTAAGTAATTGTAAAACATCGCACAATCTAACTGTATTTCCCATTCCTATTCCTCCTTATCGTCCGGTACAATTGTAATAACGTAGTCCTCGTCGTTGTCCATCGTAAAATGAGTGACAAGCGCATTTAACCACTCTGGAAAAATTTGCTCTATATCGTCAGCATATACCCATTCAATTTGGAAAGGTCTAACTCTATCATCTGTTTTTATAGTCAGGTATTGTTCTTGGTCTAAAATGCTAAGTAAGTCTTTTAGTTCCATCCTTACCCCTCCACGCCCATTAGAATCGTGATAAGTATATCGCCCATGCTTACTGCTATTTCATCCACAAAAGCGCGACAGAGGTGTCCTGCCTCTTTTGGCGTTAGCAACAAACTAGGTGGGCCATACCACCAATTCAACAACTCGTTTGTCTCTTCGTTCCGCAATTTAATAGTTACCCATTCGTCATAGTTGATAGTTTCTAACAAGTCTCCTAAAGTTATCATCCTTCTCCCTCCATCCCTTTATTTTTGTAGAACTATCTGCAAGTTTAATTTCATTTCGTGATTGTTCAGTTCTTCGTGGTCTAGGTCAATCGTTTTTATACTCGCTTCGTCTTTTTCAATCGCGTCTAAAATTGCTTTGACAGTTCCCTCTAAAATCGCTTTGTTTATAAGTTCTTTTGGCAACTCTATTTTCATTTCTTTTTGCCCCCTTTTTCTAAATATCCCACGGGTCATAGTCTGGATCATTTTCCAAAGCCCAACAGTGCATCGCTTCCCAATGGTCTATATGACAAAATCCGCACGTTTCGCATGTTGCTTCTGGATAACATTCGTGACACGTCATACATTCACAATTGATAGTCGCGCCGCATTCGTCACATCTTACTTCACCCATCACTCTTCCCCCTCGTCCGCGTATTCTCCGATCACGATTTCGAAGTTTACGTCGTGAGTAGCGTCCACTTTCTCAATAGGTTTCAAACCGGCTCTGTCTAAAATACTGTTTGCGGCGTCTAATCGAACTTTCTCAGAACGCGCATTCAGTAGCTTCTTAACGGTATAGATCGAATCTCCGATCAAATCAGTAAAATAGCGGTGTGCTACCTCGTTGGCAATACGTTGATAAGTATCATCATGCAACGTCCATTTTGTAATCGTTTGAATTGTCAATCCCAACTCGTCCGCAACCTCGATTTTTTTCTTACGCTTGACGATTAGTAAGATTGCGCATTCTTTCATCAAACGTTCGCGCTCTTGTTTATCCATGAATTGATTCGCTTGATTCTCCTGTGCCATTGTGCCCACCTCCTATATAAAAATAATATATGTGCCCGGCTATGCCGAAGTGTTGATATATGTAAACGGCACAGAAACATCCATGCCGCCAAGCGCAAACCGTAGTAATACGCCTCCGAGATTATACCGTAGTACACTGCTCGATAAATGGAGTAGACGGAATTGCACCGTCTAACACGTGTCGTCTGTACACTCCAAAAGAGAACGTCTTCTCCTTGTCGCCGAAGCGGTCTCGATGTTTTAAGGTGGCATAACTCACATCGATGTTTTGCGCGTCACACTACCGATCGCCAGTTTGCGCGGACTAACGACACTCGCGATTTACGCCCATTAATGCCCCGTGTGTAAATAGCTCAGCTTTTACCCCTAACTATTCAACGCTCTAACGCGTTGTTTCTTCATGTATAATTATAACATTTACTTGATTTTAAATCAAATTAACGCTGATTTTATACGGTTTCTACATGTATAGATGATGAATTTTCGTTATATGTTTTTCGTCATATGAATACAACTGTATCATTTTCTTAGATGTAACATATCCGTTTTTGATTTCGTAATAATCGTTAGGTTTGATCGTCGGTTGCTGATAAATCGTCATGCCGTCTTTGTCGTTTACAGGCGCGGTAACCTCTTTCTTTTGGTGGTGTAGATGCCCCGTAAAACAAACGCGTTCGCTAGATGTTCCCCAAATCTCTGGGAACTCCGTTGCGAAAATCATCGGCAAGTTTCGGCGTCCGAGGTCTCCGTGTGCTAGGCACATCATGATGTTGTCGTTCACTCTGCAAGCGAAGCGGTGCTGTAGTTTTACGTTAAATTTGATCGGTGTACGTTGAAAACGTGCTTTCAAGTATTGACCGAATACGTAACTAATGGATAAATCATGATTCCCAACAACCATATTCACACGAACTTGCTCCGCGCGATGGTACGCTATATCGATGATCGGTTCTAAGAACTCTTTTGCGTCTTCAATCGCTTTTACCATATCAACGTCATCTATGCGCGTGCCTTTCGTCGTTGTTCCCAATACCATCGAATCACTATGAAAAATATCACCCAACAAATTAATGTGAACGTCAGTAGGTTTTTCTGAAATGATTGCGTTCACTATTTTCGTTTGCATGTTGCGCAATTCTTCGCCGTATTCCAAGATACCAAAATGTAAATCAGAAAGATTAATGATTAAGCCGGCATTCGCAATCGCGCTTTTGTCTTCATAGCAATCAATCACAACCGGTCTTGTTTCGGCTGTGATTGCCTCAATGAGTTCGTTCATGTTGATTTCGTTCGGTTTGCGAGGCGCAACTGTAATTTTGGACTGATACATAACTTGCGGTCCGCCCGCTGTTTGTCCATCCCAAATGTTGGATACAGCGCTTTTGACTTTCCACTGTTTCGGATTGTATCCGTGCGCTTCTAGCAGATAGTCCGAATCTTTACTCTGTTCGCGTGTCATCGTGATTTTGATTTGACTGATTTGTTCTCCGTTCTCTTTCAGTGTCACGCTTGTATCCTGTTGCATTTCTTTTACCTCACTTTCTAAATTACGTCTATAGTGGGAACGTATCTTTTCCCATGAGTAATGAGTGCCGAACGATCGATTAAACTCATCCGTTAGTTTGTACCAACTGCGACTAACTTGTCTGTGATTCATGATAAAATTATTCATTTCGTTGTTAAATTCCTTCATACGCGATCACTCCTTTTTCATACTAAAAAACGACGCTATCGAAATCGATAACGCCGTTTTTCGGAAAGGGATAGGAAGGAGGAAAAGAACCATGCCGTAGCTCTTGGCTACATTCTTATTATACATCGACCTTGATTTTAAATCAACTTCCCACCAAACACAGCGTTAAACAATGTAACCTTGTTTCCTTTTCTTGCGAATTTTCTTACGCGCTTTTCTGTCTTCCCAACCATCCCAATCATCGTCGGAATCATCGCAATCAACTTCGAAGCTACTTACTACGTAACCACCGCAACAATTCGCCATACTTAGCGCCATTTCATAATCGTGGTAAAAATCAACATACGTTCCGTAATAGTCGTATACGTGATATAGTTCAATCATAACGCCACCACCTAGAACAAATTTGTTTGAGTGTATTCTGGTTCTTTCAAAAATAAATTTGCGAAAATCGCTT